AACTCAGGTCAAGCTGGAATGGCAAGCAAGCCAGTAAAGTTCGCAGGTTATTCTGAAACAGTTCCAACAAGCCCAAAGAAGCCACACGACGCCTACACTAAGGGCGAAGGCAATCTTCCAGGCGCAGGCGCATTCAAGAATGTCCCAGGCAAGAACAATTTCGCAGATATGGGTGAGAAGACACCGAAGCCAGTGAAGAAGGATGAATCATCCAATCACAAGAGCCCAGTTGCTGAATCACGCCGTACCCCACGTAGACCAGTTCGATAAGAAAAGGATCTGAGAACAAATGGCTTTGTATCTTAGAGAAAATCTAACCTTCGACAAGGCGGGGATGATCGTCGAAGCCGTCAAGGAAGGCGACGATAGTCTCAAGACCTTATATATGAAAGGTATCTTTATACAGGGCGGGGTAAAGAACGCGAATGAGCGTATTTACCCCGTCTCTGAGATCGAAAATGCGGTTAAGACCCTTAACACGCAGATCAATGAAGGGTACTCAGTGCTGGGTGAGGTAGATCACCCAGATGACCTCAAGATCAATCTAGACCGTGTATCGCATATGATCACTCATATGTGGATGGATGGTCCTAATGGTTTTGGAAAGCTGAAAATTCTTCCTACTCCAATGGGTCAACTCGTAAGAACAATGTTGGAGTCAGGTGTTAAACTCGGCGTATCCAGTCGTGGATCAGGTAATGTAAATGACATGGATGGCAGAGTAAGTGATTTTGAAATAATCACTGTTGATATCGTTGCTCAACCTAGTGCTCCAAATGCATATCCCAAAGCAATTTATGAAAGCCTTCAGAACATGAAGTATGGACATAAAGTGTTAGAGATTGCTAAAGACGCTAGAGGTAACAAGCAAGTCCAGAAATATTTGAGCGAGGAAGTAAAACGCCTCATCAATGAACTAAAACTTTAAAAAGGATTAAAGATATGCTAGAAGCTATCAAACCATTACTAGAAAGCGGACTCATCAACGAAGAAGTAGGCAGAGAACTAAACGAAGCCTGGGAATCCAAGTTGAATGAAGCTCGTCTTCAAGTACGTGCCGAACTCCATGAAGAGTTCGCTCAGCGTTACGAACATGATCGCAGCGTTATGGTAGAAGCCCTAGATAAAATGATGACCGACAATCTCTCAGCAGAAATCGCAGAATTTGCTTCTGAGAGAGCAGCAATGCACGAAGACCGCGTAAAGTCACAGACTAAACTCCGTGAAAGCGCAACGAAGTTCAACGACTTCATGGTTACGAAACTAGCCGAAGAAATCAGAGAACTACGCAATGACCGTCAGATTCAGATGGAAAACCAGAAGAAGCTGGAACAATTCATTGTTCATGCCCTATCTCGCGAAATCAAAGAATTCGCGATTGACAGGCAAGCAGTTGTTGAAGCAAAGGTAAGACTCGTAGCTGAAGGCCGCAAGCAACTCGAAACACTCAGAAAGAGATTCGTCTCAGAAAGTGCTCAGAGAGTAAGCAGCGTCGTTTCATCTCATCTAAAGGGTGAACTATCACAACTCAAAGAAGACATCAAAGTCGCAAGACAAAACAATTTCGGTCGCAAGATTTTTGAATCTTTCGCAAGTGAATTCTCTGTAACTTATCTAAATGATAAGGCAGAAACCCGCAAGGTAATGAAGGCACTCGCTCAAAAGGATCAACAATTGGCCGAAGCTACTGCTAAGTTGCAACATGCAGCAAAGCTAGTAGAAAGTAAAGAGAAAGAAGTCCGTATCATCAAGGAATCTACTCAAAGAGAACAGACACTAAGTCAATTATTGTCAACTCTCAATGAAGAGAAGTCTGAAGTGATGCGTAGTCTACTAGAAAGCGTCCAGACACCAAAGCTACAGGCCGCATTCGACAAGTATCTACCAGCAGTACTCACTACTGGTTCAGAATCTAAGCCTGCAAAGGCCAGAACAACTGGATCAGTTATCGTAGAGGCTACTGGAAATAAAACTGCACAGATTCAGCAAGAAGTCGATCTCGAAGAAAAAGACAACGTGATTGACATCAAGCGTCTGGCAGGGCTTTAATTAGACATAGTTTAGGAGATTATAATAATGTCAAAATTACTTTTAGAAAGCCGTTGGAACGAGACCAAAGAAGCCCTGCTCGAAGGCTTGAAGGGAACTCGCCGCTCAACGATGGGTGTTATTCTAGAGAACACCAAGAAGCAACTACTCGCTGAAAGCTCAGCAGGTACTACTACAGCTGGCAATATCGCAACACTAAATCGCGTTATTCTCCCAGTAATCCGTCGTGTTATGCCGACTGTTATTGCTAACGAACTCGTTGGCGTTCAGCCAATGACCGGCCCAGTTGGTCAGATCCATACACTACGTGTACGCTATGCAAATAGCTTGCAGGACAACTCAGCAGCGCAGACTTCAGTCATCGCTGGTGAAGAAGCACTTTCACCATTCAAGATCGCGCAGGCATATTCTCGCGTTCCTGAAGGTGCAACAAGCACTAACTACTACACTGGTGCTGACACTGCTTCACTCGAAGGTAACGGCGGAAAGCAAATTTCTGTTCAGATCCTACGTCAAGCTGTAGAAGCTAAGTCACGTAAGCTACAAGCACGTTGGACTTTCGAAGCTGCTCAAGACGCTCAATCACAACATGGTATTGACGTTGAAGCAGAAATCATGGCAGCTCTTGCTCAAGAAATCACTGCTGAAATCGATCAGGAAATCCTCCTATCACTTTCAACACTAGCTTCAACTGAGTATACTTACAACCAGGCAACTGTTTCAGGTACTGCTACATACGTAGGTGACGAACATGCTGCTCTAGCAGTTCTCATCAACCGCGTTGCAAACTTGATCGCACAGCGCACACGTCGCGGTGCAGGTAACTGGGCTGTTGTTTCACCAGCTTCATTGACTGTTCTTCAGTCAGCAACTACTTCAGCATTCGCACGTACTACTGAAGGTACTTTCGAAGCTCCAACTAACACTAAGTTCGTTGGTACTTTGAACGGCGCAATGAGAGTGTTCGTAAACTCTTATTCACCAGACACCCAGCCAGTACTCGTAGGCTACAAGGGTTCATCGGAAACTGACGCAGCAGCATTCTACTGCCCATACATTCCGTTGATGTCATCAGGCGTCGTCCTTGATCCGACTACTTTCGAGCCAGTCGTTTCATTCATGACACGTTATGGCTACATCGAATTGACGAACACCGCAAGCAGTTTTGGCAATGCCGCCGATTACGTCGGAGAAATTGCCGTACAAAATCTTACTTTTCAGTGAAAATACAATGGCTTACGAGATAATCTTAAGCCATACACTGAACTCAACTACGGAAAAGGGTGCTTCGGCACCCTTTTCTTTTGGTTAAATATTTACAAACGCAGCAGACTATGATATAAATAAAGTTATGAAACACTTTATTTACAAAACCACTCACACCAATGGCAAGTACTACATAGGCAGGCATAGCACTGAAAACCTAGATGACGGATATATCGGTTCAGGTAGATGGCCTCTATCTATAAAAGATAAGTCTACACTAACCCGAAAGATATTAGAGTTTGTAGATGATTTTGAAACATTGAAACAACGAGAAGGGGAATACCTAACTGAACATTATGGAAAACCTAACTGCATGAATCAAAACATTGATCCTATTGGGTTTGGCGCTGGAAAAAATAACCCTATGCTTAATCCTGCAGTTGCAGCAAAGATAAGAGGGGATAATCATTATATGAGAAAAGATGCAGGCGCAAGAAAAGACGCAAGTGATAGACAAATAGAAGCATTCACTTCCGGATCTCACCTGTGGGTAACTAATCATCCCAATCTAGATGGTAGAAACGCTAAACTCGCATATGAAAGAGGAACACACAACTCTATCACCAATAACCCATCAACCGTAAATGCTGAGAAGGGTACGCATCACTGGCAAAATGGCAAAAGTCCTAATGCTGATGGCAAGCTCAATAAGAAGTTGATTGCTGAAGGTCGTCATAACTTTTTGGGACCTGACACAAACAAGAAACGAGTTGAAGCGGGTACTCATAACTTTGTAGGATCAGAAGCCAACCTAGCATGATTAGCAGCAGGTACACATCCATCACAGAAAAAGAAGACATGCGAACACTGCGGAAAGACCGCAAGTGTTGGTATGTATAAGCGCTGGCACGGTAGTAACTGTAAAAGACGATAAATATATTATCGGAGTTATACTATGAGTGTAGACCTTTTCAGAAAATACATTGATATCATCAATGAAAATAGCAATGAAAAATCTGATGGAAAAGGTCCTAATGCTTTTCAAAGAGCATATTATTCTGGCGAAGGTCCGTTGCCTTCAGAACCCATGGAGATCATAGATGACCCTGAAGAGATTGCTGGTCTGATCCGCCGAGCTTATAATACCCCAGATGGTAGCGATCCTGATCAGAATGTTCAAAATGCTGATATTCGTAAAATGATAAAAAATGTTCTACTTCAATTA